AAAAAACTCCTTGCCAAGATCGCTCATATTGAGGGTTTTGGCCATGTCGTCAAGGCCCTGCACGTAGGCGTCAACCGCTTTTTTGCGCTGTTCCTCAAGGTTGTCGAGCAGCACCTGCGCGCCCTCTTCAATAATGCCCCAGGCCTCGCGCAGCATAGCCAAATACTCTTTTTCAGCAGCGGTCAGCATGCCATCTTCCATTGCCTCAGCCCAGTAGCGGGTATATTCCATTTTCAAGGCCGCGACGTCACCCTGCCCCTGGTCGGTGATGGCATTGCGCTGGATATCGTAATCCGTCAGGCCCTTGTTTTTGATCGCGTCCTTATAGGAGCCGAGCCTGCCCAGCGCATCCTGCAGGGTGGTGCTTTTTCCCAGCGCATCCTCGATGGCCCCAACAAGGTCCTCGGCGCTGTATATCCACATCTTGCTCAAGTATTCCGCAAGCTTCGGGGCCCACTTGGCAAGCTCGTCAAGAAACCCGTTGACCCAGTCGGCATTACTTTGGCTGCGGGTCAGCTCCTGCATAAAGCCCTGCCATGCCCGCTGCAGCAGCTGCACCGCCTCTATTGCGGCATATATGTATGTGCCGATCTCGCCAAGGCCGGCAAGCAGCTTGCCAAGGTCGCGCATGCCGAGCTGATCAACCGCGCCGGACAGGTACATGACCGAGTCCGTAATCTGCATGATCTCAGAGTTAACAGCGCCGAGGTCTCCGGCATCGATGGCGGCCTGCAGGTCCTTGAAGCTTTGCGGCAGCTCGTCTAGCTTCTGGCCGGCGGCGCTGATGATCGTCAGGGCCGATGCTACCTGCTGCAGCAGTCCGTAGGTTTTAAGCAGTGCCTCGGGGATCTGATCAATATCCATGCCCTGGTACATGGCGGCCATGCCGTCGATGCTCGCCTGCAGGGATTTCGACGCATCGCCCATGGCCTCCCAGCCCGAGGCTGCTTGTTTGCTGTCAGCGGCAATCAGGATAATCTGCTCATGTGTTTTGCCAAGGGCTGTTGCCAGGGCTATCAGGTCTGACTGGACCGTGCCGTTTTTAATGGTTTTCAGCTGCTCCTCGGTAAATTCAAGGTCGCTGCGCAACAGGGCGGCCTTGACGGCTGCGCCTGCCTCGGCATCAGCCATGGCGTCAACCGCATCGGCCGCTTTTTTATATTCCTCCCGCACGCGAGTGAGCTCGCCGCTCAAGGCCGGCAGGGTGTCGGTGGTGAGGAATTTCAGGCCCTCGCTGGCCACAAGCTTATTGATCTCATCCTTATCCATGCCCACCTGCCGGAGCTTGTCGATGGTTGCGCTAAAGAGGCCGATGCCCTGCTGCAAATCAGTGGTGAGCTGCTTAATCTGCAGGGTTTTTGTTTTCTCTGCGATTGCGACAAAGGATTCCAGCAGGCCCCGGTTTGCGCCGGTGGCCCCGGCTGCCATGCCCTTTAATGCCTCAAGCTCCACGCGCACGCGCTGGAACTGGCCCACGGCCTGGCCGCTCGATCCGCCTGCGCCCTGCACCGCCTTCTGGTAGGCAACCGCGATGTCGCGCACGCGCTGCATCTCGGTCTTTGTGCCACTGTCAAACCCGCCAAGGGCGCCGGCCGCGTCAACCGCCTCCTGGGAGAGCCAGCCCGAGCCGCCCTTGGTGTACTGGGCAAGGGTCATGTTGGAGATGTCGGCATTGGCGGTGCGGCCAACGCCGCGCATATAGTTTGCATACTGACGCTGCTCCTCCAGTTTTTTGCGAGCTCCGCTCATGCCCAGCGCCCCGACACCGGCGCCGATTGCCGCCCCGATTATGGTACCGATCACCGGCGCCCAGCTCCCGGCTGCAGCTCCCGCGGCAGCGGAGCCCAAAACACCGCTTGCCATGACGCTGGTAACGCCGAGGCCAGCGCCTGCGCCCGAGAGCGCGCCCATGCCCGGGCTGCCGGAGCCATAGGCCTTGTACATGCCGTAGCCGCCGAACCCGACACCCAGCGCTCCGGCGCCTGCGCCCATCCAGTTTGTAACCATCGGATTCATGATTTCACCGCCGGGCCCTATTATAATATTGCCCGGGGCATACCCGGCGCCGACAGTGTTGTAAAACGATCCGGACGACATGCCCGAGAGCGCAGAATACCCGGTTTTCCCGCCAGACAGCAGGCTCATGATATTAAACCCGCCGCCACCTGCGCCACCGGCTCCGCCGCCGAACATGCCGCCAAGGCCCACCATGGAGGCAAGGCCATGGCCTGCGCTCATCATGAGCGAGGTCGCCGCATTCGCGGCAATAGAGGCTGCAAGGTTTTTAAGCTTGCTTAATATCGAGCTGACAAAGCTGCCGGCATCTCCGTCCATCTGCGTGAGGGCGTCGCGGAAAAAGCCCGCCATGCTGTTGTAGGTGTCCTGGCTCTCGCGCTCCTGCTCTTTCAGGAGGCGCTCCTGGTCGCGGGCCGATTCCTCGGCGATCTTGGCCTGCTCGTCGGCAAGCTTCTGGGCCTGCTCGGCCTGCACCTCGGTAAGCTCGCCGCTCATGGCGATGGCGATCTCTTCCTGATTTTTCGCCAGCTCCTCGGCGGACAGACCAACCACCCTGGCCTGCTTGTTCATCTCCTCCATGACCTTGAGCCACTTCTCTGTGACGGCGTATTCCTTTTTCGCCCACTCATCAAGCCCGGCCGTGGCATTGGCGCTGCGGACCTTGTCCATAATGTCAGCGAGCTTCTCGGTTTCCCGTGCAAGGTCGATGGTTTTCTTGGTGGCTTTTCCTGCTTCATCGCCGATCAAGCCCAGGCCGTCAGCCTGGTTTTGATACATTTTTTCATAGTCCGGGTCACTGCCCCAGTTCTTCAGCGCATCCCACAGCTTTTTCATCTCGCCGAATTTTTCCTCGGTAAGCTTGCTGAAGGCATCAAGGGCAATGGCATCCTCCTCGACTTTGCCTTTAAAGTAACCCCCAACACCTGGCAGGTTGCTCATAAAGGTATCAACAGCAAGGCCGAGCCTTGCAAACTCTTTAATGATCCAGGACACTGACCCGGTTGCAGCGTTGTAGACCATCAAGAGCCCTTCAGCCAGTTTCACCAGCCCAAAGCCTATCTTTTCCTTAACATCGCCCCACACCGCGCCCAAGTATTTAACCTGGCCGGCATAGGTATTCATCTGGGCCTGAGCGCTGCCGCCCATGGTACGCTGTATCTGCTCAAGCACCACTGCAAAGCGCTCAGCATCCGGAACGGTCTCAGCAATATGGATTCCGAACCGGCCCAGGGCAGCGGTGCTCCCGCCGAATGCTTTGCCCAGCAGCTTCACGGCGCTTTCCAGATCAATATTGCGCGCCGCCGCCAGGTCTGCCGCTGCGGCATACGTGGTTTTGAGTTGCTCGGCGGTCATGGCCACGCCCTTGTCAACAGAGCGGAAGGTCTGCAGCAGCGCCATCTGCGACACAACCAGATCATCATCCTCGCCAGTGGCTCTCTGCACCGCTGCGGCATATTCCTGCAGTTCCCGCACCGCGGCATTGCTCAGCTTTCCGGCGTTGGCCATGGCCTTGGCAAGATTGTTGCTTGCCTTTTCCGCTTCCATATAGGCGTCAACAAAATTTTTCAGCTGGTACCCTATGGCGGTAATGCTGGCAGCGCCTGCCGTAATGGCGGCCCAGTTTTTCTGGAATGACGACGCCAAACGCGCCAGGCTTGAATCAGCCTGGGTGGTAAAATCCCGCAGCTTGCGGCCGCCCTGGCTGGCAAACTTGTCGATGACCACGGAGCCCTGGTCGTCAACTTTCAGGCGGATTGTGATGTCATTGGCCACAAAAACCTCGTTGTACTCGATGTTTAGGCTGTAGGGGTTTAGGCTGAAGGCTGTTAGGAAGTACCTACAGCCTCACATCCTACAGTCTAAAAGCCTACAGTCCCATTCTCTTCGGCATCATCGCCTTCATTTCCTGCAGCTTCTCAAGCCTGCGCAAAAGGTCTGCCGCTCGGCCCAGGCCGATCCACTCCTCAAGGGAGAGCTCGTCAGCCTGAAACGGATACCCTCCCAGCTGCAGCCGCCGCAGCCACAGCACCTGATTGGTAAACGGGCTTATGTCAGAAGCCCTGATCTTTTCCTGTTCCTCATCCCGGCACCGGCGGCAGGTGCCCTCGAAAAACTCGCCATACTCCTCGCGGCAGGCCGCCTCCTGAGCCCCGGTGCAGACCCGGCCGTCAAACAGGGCGGCCAGGTCGCGCTCGAGGGTGTCCTCTATGCCAAAGGGCCGGCCTCGTCATCGTCTCCGGCCTGGCCGCTCTCGACAGCCGTGCCGCCGAAAATGACCGACACGGCCTGCATGAGCAGGTCGGCGCTCGTGGCCTTCACCAGCTCGAACCAGTCGCTGGCATAGCAGGAACTGGCAGGATCCGAGGCATAGGGCTTGCCATTGTCGGTGAAACCGCCGGCGAGCTTGCCCGCTGCATCGGGGGCCGACTCTTCAAAGCCCGTGATGACCTTGCCGGCGTACTCGAGCTGGGTCTCGGCGGAGTTGTCTTTGAGCTTGCCGTTTTTGATCTGCATCATGCTCTTGCGGTACCCCACGCGCTCCTGCGTGGTGGGCAGGCGATAATTGAACGTGATCGTATCGCCGGAGATGCCGTCAAAAATCCGTACCTTGTGTGGCTGTGTGTTTGATGTTTCGCGTGGCATTGTTTTTTCCTCCCGGTTAAAATTAGGTTTTTAGGCTGTAGGCTTTCAGGATATTCCCTCAGCCTAACAGCCTGCTTGTTTCCCGGTAAAAGGGCCGGACCGGCGGGCACCGGGAGTAACCCGCCGATCCGTGCGATAGCGTCGCGCGCCCGTATTGCTATGCCGCATAGGCGCTGACGGCGTTTATTACTTTCGCCACCACGGAGCCGTAGGTTGCGTCCTCGAGCACCGCCACCTCGATGGTCTCGCCCAGGCGCTTGCCGTCGACCCCGATGTCGGGATTAACTAACCGGCAGGCAGGCCAGATAATCTCGACCGTGTACTGGCTCGAGCCGTCGAAGGCCGCGCCCTCGGCAATGGCCTTGATAGTGAAATTGTCATTATCAATGAGGCGCTGCTGCATGCGGAAGTCGAGAAAATCGCGGTTGATGGTGATTTTCTGATTGCGGGCCTGCCGCAGGGCCCTGTTGGCATAGGTGCCGGTGCCGCCGGGCACGTACTCTGCCTCGAGGCCGTCATTGCTGAAATCCCATGTCAGGTTCTTGATCTCCGAGCTCACGGTGTGGCCGCCGGAAATCGCGGTGCCGTTGTACTTGCCGCCGATGATGATCTGGAAATCCGTGACGCGCAGGGGATCCTCGCTCACCTTGGCCGGGAAGGTGGCCCAGGCTTCCTCGTCGGGGATAAACTGCACCTTGTAGGTGATGTTTTCCGTGCCCGTGCCGGGGGCTGTAAAGGTCACCGCGCAGGGCGTGGCAGTGCTTGCGGTCAATGCCGTGACATCGGTCCACACGCCCGAGGCTGTCTCGGCGATAATGGAGTCGATATTTGCCAGCCGCTCGGCAGCCGTTGCGCCCGCAATGGCATAGTCGGTCGTGCCGACGGCAAGGTCCATGGTCGTGGCATTGGTTGCCGCCGTGATGTCGATCTCGAGAATATTGTCGACATACTTGCCCGTTGCGCCGATACTGGCAGAGATGGTGGCCCAGGAGTCTTTTGCCAGGTTCACCTTAAAGTTTTTCACAAAGCAGCTGGCGAAGCGGCGCTTTAAAATCTTTCCGTACCGCTGGGCTGCCGTGAACGTTGGATTTGACCTGTTGCTGTCAAGATCGCCTGCAATCGGGGTTATGGTGTGCGTGTAGCCCGTGGAGCCCACGTTCTGAGTCGATACGCAGGAGCCAAGGGCAAAGGCCATCAAAAACCCGAAGTGCTGCGACTGCCCACGCTTGAAGCTGATGTCGCCTGCGGCGAGCCAGCCCAGATCATAGGCCTCGGTTTTTTCCTCGTAGCCGCTGGCCTCATCCTCATTGGTCTCGCGCCGGCCGGTGAGCTTCATGGTTTCCTCAAGGGCGATGAGCATCGAGGTGTCGAGCGTCTGCTCGGTGTTGATCGCGGTTTCCTTGGCGTTTGCCGATACCGCGAACAGATTGTGCGTTGCCATATACGATCGCTGTGCCATGGTGTGTGTCCTCCGTTATGTACGTTGATGTCGCCGGGCAATAAAAAAAGGACGGCAGCGAGATGGTGAGGCACCTCACTGCCGTCCTTTTTAAATTCTTGCGCCCCGGCTCGGTCGTCGACTACTTTGCCGGGGACCCGGATTTATTTATATTTTAATGTCGTCGTCCTCATCCGTATCGTTATCGGTGCGCGGTGCGAACCCTGCATTTTCCCCTGAGCCCTTGCCCTTCATTTTGAGCACCTTATGCGCGGGCTCAAAGCCGGCCAGATCGGTGCTCGGTGAGCGCCCTGCATTGTCTTGCACGGGCACGCTGCTGCGTACCCCTACGGCGGTAAACCGGCGCAGCTCAGGCAGGGGCACCTCGGCCTCGTCATAGGTTTGCCCGATCTTAAAGGCCTTGCCGCAGTCCGGCCCGTCCATGATCTGAAATGATGCGCTGGTCAGTTTTAATTTCATGTGTATGCCTTTCGTTCTTTCTTGTTTCGGGCACGCAGCAGCGTGCCCCTACCTCATGCCCCGCAGCACTTTTTTCGTAAACTCCTCCTCGTTAAAGGAGAGCGTGCAGGTATAGCCCACGGGCTGATACATATCGTGCTGGCTGTAGGCCATGCAGTGCTTGTAAAACAGCCGGGCATTCTGCCTGAATGCCGGGTGGTCCCACTGCTGGCTGTAATCAACGGGCAGCAGCAGGCAGGGGCTGCAGGAGCAGGTGGCCTGCACGCTGTCGGCCCGGTCGAAATGCTTTAAAATATGGCCAGGGTAGCTGTGGGTGAAATACCCGAGCTTTGCCACCTGCTGAAATGCTCCCGCGGCATTCAGAAGGGCCGAGTCCGGCGCAACCACCAGGTCCATGGCCCGCAGCCGCGAGAACAGGGTGCGCATGTCCCAGCCCATGCCCACCACCGACACGCGCGGGTCCCGCACATTTGACTGCAGGCTCCCGACCATGAAATGGTGGCTGTCAGGGTATTTCTCCAGTGCCGCCCGGATCAGGCCAACGCAGCCGTGCAGGGTTTTCTGGGCCGAGGATCCCGTGGGGTTCCAAAGCACCCAGCGGGTGGCCTTTTTCTTTTGCGCGATAAAGGCGGCAAAATCCTCATCCTCCCCGGTGCTGAAATAGAGCTCCGGCAGGCATCTGTCGCCGGGCGCCAGGGGCAGGCCGGCTTTTATAATCATCTGCTCAAAAAGATTGACGTCTTTTGCTTTTTCCCGCCGGGCGGCCAGGGCCGGCACAGCAACGGGGCTGCCGTCGGCATTGGGATACACCGCTGTTTTATACACGAAATCGCCCTCGACGGTCTGGGCGAGATTTATCACCAGGTCGAAATCGCGGGCCAGGTGTTCCTCCTGCCGCCGTGCCGCAGCAAGGCGCTCGGCAATCGGCAGGGCCTTGTTGTCGATGGCAGGGTCGAAATACTCGATCAGGTCAACATATGGATTATGGCGCATGACCGGCTCGGTCGAGGGGTAGCACACAACGGTTATATGCCGGCATCCGGCCTCTTTCAAGCGCCGCACCACGGGCGTGCACTGCAGCATATCTCCGATGCCGTGGCCGCCGCGGATCAGGGCAATGCTTTCCCCGGTAAAATCCTGCACGGGCACGCAGCAGCGTGCCCCTACGGTATTCTCCGACCCCTGACCCCTGACCCCTGACCCCTGCTGTTCACACATGCGCACCTCCGTGCTCTGGCCCTTGTGCAAGAAGCTCAGCGCGGCGCAGCGCAATTTCACGCTCCCGCTCAGGATCGGGTTTGACCAGCTCTGCAATGATCTCTGTAAAATAACTGCCCGGTACGCCTCGGTCATACTGCCCCCTGTTCTGCGGCAGGCTTTCGATTATTTCCACGTTAAACAGGCCGCTGATGCCGGCCGCGGTCTCGGGGCCCATGTCATGCTTGCCCCAGTGCGTGAAGCTTGCCGGCACGAACTGCATTTTATGCGTGGGGTCGGCAATGGCCGCGGCGCAGCTGGCCTCGGGCACCCGGATCGAGAGCACCCCTCCTGGCTTTAAAATTCGGTGCAGCTCGCGCATGGCCGCGATGAAATGATCATTGTCAAGGTGCTCCAGCACATGCGAGGCCTTCACAAAGTCAAACTCCTCATCGGAAAACGGCCAGGGCGTTATGGCAATATCATGCACTACATCCACCCCTGGCCGCGGGTGCATGTCGAGGTGAACCCAGCCCGGCTGGATATCACCCCCGCATCCGATATTGAGCCGCTTGATCTCTGTCATGGTTTTTTGTCTCCCGGTTTCCAGTTATGTAGGGTGCGCAATGCGCACCGTTTCCATTATAGTGGCGATAAAAACGCACAGGCCAGGAGCACTCCCACAACCCAGGCCGCAAACACCAGCACCTTATGCCAAACCGCTTGTTTGCAAAAACTCATACAGCGCCTCGCATTCTACCCTCATGTACGCATACGGCGGATCAAGGCCCGGCGGAAAGCCGGGCACGTTCACCACGTCGCCGGCCATGGCGGCCTTGTGCACCATAAACCTGATGCACTTGCCGCCAAGGGTATAATCCTTTGCCAGGGCCTCGATCACATCCGACAGCAGGCTGTTCAGGTCCGCCTGCGGAGTTACTTCCTCTTTCACGATCAAATAGAGATTGAACCGCTGGGACACCTCGGCCATGTCGCCAGGCATGTCCTCGATCGACAAGTCGCTATTAAATACAACAATGGCCGGCATGGTAGCCGCAGCAGCGGCCACGTACTCGGTCGATACTGAGCCGATGGTGTTTATGTACCCGTTTGCCACCTTGATGGTTTCAAACAGGGTTTTTAAGGCGGCCTTGATGTCGTCGGGTTTTGTGCTCATCTTTTAGCCCACTCGCTCCAGACCCACTCGGTGTGTGCGTCTTTAAATATCGCGCGCACGGCCTTGCCGTATTCCTTGGTGGCCTCGATCTCAAGCTGCCGCTGCAGCCTGGCTTCAACCCTCGGATACACCGCTTTGCTCAGGGCCTGCGCCGGGCTCACGGTAAACATTTCCTCGATGCGCTCCAGGCCCCGGCCGCCGGGGATATTCAGGGTGGTGCGGGTGCCGATGGCCTTGCCGAGCTGCTTAAACTTCGGGAGCCTGCCCCGAACGTCTCTGCGCTGAAAAATGCCCACATGGCCGCTGCCCATCCGCGCCACAAAGGCCATCTGGCCGGGGTGGTACTTGCTCTGCGTCACCAGCTTGCGGCCGGTGATGTCGACGCTCACGCCCCGGGGCAGCATGCCGCCGGCAAAGGGCTGGTCCGGCTGGGCGCTGAATTTAATCAGGGGCAGGCGCTTGCCGCGCACTTTGATATGGCCCTCGAAAAGGGGCACGCCGCGCGGTATCTGTATGGCCTTGCCCATGTCGGCAACCGGTATTTTGTACTCAGCCGCCGCCTCCTCGATCACGACAGCGCGGCCCTTGCCGGCCGTGCGTTTTACGGCCCGGTCAAGGCCCTGCGCACCCGCTGGCCCCAGGGCCCGCAGGTTGTCAAGTGCTGTCATGTCGATAGTTACCGGCATTTAAAAACCTATCCGTCACAATTCTTTTTTAAGTTCTAAAACCCACTCGAGCGGGTCGAGTTCTCCGTCGATCACCTCGCTCACGCGCCAGGTGCCGCCGGACACGGTGAACTTGTCCTGCTGCACCTTAACCGCCGCCACCTCGCTTTTGCGCACCCGGATCATCGCGGTGCGCGCCCCGGCCATCACGTAGATATCAAGGCCTGATTTGCTCACGTCCTGCACGATAGTGCATGCCGCGCTTGAGCCGGTTATCGGCACAAAGGTGGCGGACAGGCCCCAGTCCTCATAGGGCAGATCGATATCGGCGGC